GCTTGGCGGCGGCTTCGCTCGTCCATCGGCAGAAATAGTCGATCATGGATAGGTAAATCCTTGTAACGTGGTATCGGCGAGTTTGCTGGTCCAGACGGTGAGGCGACGGAGATACGCATATAAAGGGTGGCCACCGCCATTGCCGCGCCCAATTACCAGGGTTGTTTCTTGAGCTACCGGCCCCCCTCCAGTAGTCACTGTTCCGCCCGCGGCTACAATGGACCGCCCTCCGGCGGACATCCCGACCCCAACCTTGGCCCCAATGGTGAAAGTTAATGAATTGCCAAGAGTTGCCTGGGGAAATGTCACGCCGTCATAAGTGGAGGCCACTGTATTGGAGTCTATGTTGTTTGTAGCTATATCGCTGGCAGAATCAGCAATGATAGCTTGAGAGCTTGGACCGAAGCTAGCTTTGACGTCAGAAACAACTGAAAATGGCATATTCGATAGATCCGTAAACAAAGCAGCAATAGGACTTATCGCATCCGCCGCCCTCGCTACGGATACTGTGGTCGTGGGAATGTACGACGTGAATAAATTTGGTATGCCACGCTCTAGTTGTCCGCCCCAGATGAAAAGACCCGACGACCCATCTCCAGTATAACTGTAGGTTCCACCCGTTCCGGTGTCGGCATCCCCCAATTGTATTCTGAGATCGGTTTGTCCCGCAGAGGCATATGCTTTGCAACGATACCAACCGTTCGCTAATGCCTCAATCGAGGTATTAGAAAATCCAGTAAATGTCCCGACTACTCCTGTGCCTACGTTGAAGTTGGCAACTACACTCCGTGTAGCATTTGCTATAGCTACCCAAGACCGTTCGGCGGCCTTGACATATATAGATTCATTTGAATCGTTCCCTGTCCCACCGACAGTGGCAGTAACATAATGTTCTGCGCTTCCGGCCGCTTCGACAAGTTTTTGCGCTGTGCTCGTGCCGTCTGGTGCAGTTGTTGTTGTCCCAATGCTGGAATTGGTTTTAGTCCAATTAGCATTGGAGAAATCCTGTGAGAACAGGACATAATTGGTCTGCGATCCCTCAATCAGCAATCCAGAATCGGCGATGCGCAAGGTATTGCTACCGAATGATGTCAGCGTCCCGGCTGCGGTTGTGATAAAAGCGGTGGAGGCACGGGTGAGGGATAGATAGCTGGTTACCGATTGGCCTAATCCACCGGCCCCACTGTCATAGTATTGATTGTTGGCAAACCACAGATCGATGGCGGCCCCAGCAAGGGGAATGAGAACTGGAACCGGAACCGGCAAAATCCCAGAGGAAGCAAACGAAATGGGCATGCTCAGGTTGTCTCATAGATGATGTGCGCATCGGCAAGACCGGACACGCCACCTGCGGATGAACTATTCCACAAAATACTGCCGCCGCCGGGAGCCGTATTGCCGACCATCGTCCATTGCTGCGTGGGAGCTGCGTTCCATCTGATGATGCCACCAAACACGTTGATCCCGAGTTCAAGTTTGGCATCCGTGGTCGCATTGGATGGAATCACCTGGTTGGTTGCGTAGGACACGGCAGGAACCACGGGAGCCGCCAAGGCTGCAGTTGCAAAGTGCATCGGACCATCCGAATTTTGCGCTGCTAGCGCGCCGACGGTGCCGGTTCCTATGCTGCCTTGTCTCGCAAGATATGTTGCCAATACCGCTGCGGTGCCGGCCTTGCCTGAGATCATGACCTCCAGCACATCGGTTATCTGTGTCGCTGAAGCACCTGTCAGCGCCATGTAGCCGCCCGACGTGGCCTGCGAACCGGCTGCAGTCGCGGCAAAGGTCAAGTTGCCTGAAGTGAATACTCTTTTAGCCATCTGAGTGGCCTCCAGTTCTGGTTAGGGTTGGGCGGTGCATAGAACCGCTCAGGACATACTTTCCGCTGGCCACCATCTCCTTGATTTGCTCGATGGTCATGTGGACGTAATTCGGCTCACGCCGGACAGCATCGCAGCCGTCGCAGATGTAGGCATTGCACTGGTAGCAGTGCGCGCGCTCGCGCGTGCGCAATGGGTTCATGACGACACACGACCCGCAGTGCGGACAGCCCAGCGTCGGTGCCTCGAAGATGGCACCCTCCTTGACTTGCTCGGGAGCGTAGCCAAGCCTGCGGGCAATCTCTGCGGGAATACCGGGCGAGGCTCTATGGTCGACGAGGATCTCGCCGTCTCGACTCTTCTTGCTGAACATCAGCTCAGGGCTGCGGTCAGCGCGCCCGAGGCAAACACCAGCGAATCACCAGCCTGCGTGATGCGGGCCACCGAGAGTGGACCGTACCACAGCATGTTGCCGGAATTATTTGATAACACCGTGTCCCAGACCTGCACGCCGGAGAATGTTCCCACCGACAGATTGGAGTAGGTGATCGCCGCCGTGTTGGTGACCGTGGCCACGCCCGCCGCGACGACCGCCGGGTTCTGGAATAGCCCAGAGGCTCGGCTGTAGTTCGACGACGACAGCGTGATCTCGCTGCCTGATACGGACGTTGGCGCACCCAGCGAAAGGCCGACGCCCCACGCAACCGGCCTGGTGGCGGCGCCAGCAGTGTTCATCCACCAGTTCATGGTGTTGAGCGCCATATAAGAGCTTATGTTAGCCATTTACTTCTCCTCTGCTTTGCTGGGTTCAATCTTTTCTTCTCTCCCGTCATGGAAGATCTTGTAGTCGCCATCCGCTTTGCGGCGGACGATGTAGACCTTGCTATCGTCGATGCTCAGGCTTCCGCGGCCACCGAAAGTATCGCCTCGCTTTTCGTCTGGCATTGTCTCTCCTCGTTCTGCAGCCAAAGCGCCTTGGTGTGCTGCATGATGGTTTCGACGCTGATGTCAGAGATGCACGCCGTTCCTGTGTTGTCGGAATTCGGCGTGCAATAGGGCGGGAATTGCCCCTTCTCTGCGTTATGCAGACAGTGACATGGCCAACATGGGACTTTCTGCTGATCGGCGTGCAACGTCACGGTATTGATCCAGTGCTTGGTGGTGTTCTCCGGCGAGGCATGCCCGAGCAGCATGATCTTTGGCACCGGATCCATCGCCACGCTCCACATCAGTCCGGTATCGGGACCGATCACCAGATCGCTGACGGCGCACATTGCCAGCGCGCGTCGGATCGGCCAGTCGATCGCGCCATTGCCATGCGTGATGGCGATGTGCAGGCCCTTGGAAGAGCCATTGGTATTGATGATGTACTGCTCGACCTGCCTGGCGGTTTCCAGATTGCGATCGGGATCGCCGAGCATGACGACAGGCACCTCCATCTCGTTGATGATGCGCGCCACCAGCGCGCCCAGCCTGGGATGTGTCTTGTCGACCCGCGAGCCCGACATGGCGATGGCGATGCAGCGTTCGCCGACCTTGGCCTTGGTCTTCATGATGTCTTCGTATTCGCTCGGATGCAGATAAAACAACGGCCCGAAATCATAGCCGCAGCCGGCGATATCGAGCACCATCTCGAGGTAACTCTTGTTGGCGATCTTGCGTCGCACGTGCGCCGGCCAATGGAATTGCGTCATCTCGGGGAAGAAGGCCAGTGAGGACTCGCAGGAATGCGACAGGTGGCAATAGACGTCATACTCGTCGGCTCGTCCCCTGTGCCATTTCTGCCAGCCACCCATGTCACTCGGCATCTCCGAGCGCGTCTTCACCGACAACTTGTCGATGTTTGGGTTATACAAAAACACCTGCCACGCCGCTTCGTGCGAGGTGATCATCTCGACCTTGAGCCCCTTGCGCTTGAGCGCGTGAGCAGCAGCGCAGGCCATCAGATTGTCGCCGATACCGCCGAATCTAGCGATGCCGGCCCAGCCGTTGCACAGTTTGACGTGCTGCGGCAGTTGCTGCGCGCGGCCATCCTCACGATCATAGGACGACACCACGCGGCGCAAGCCCGAAGTTTGTTTGATGGTAACGCCCATCGGCACGCACAGCATGTTGATGGTGTTGCAGCCGACCAGGACATTCTCTTTGTGGCCGCGAAAATTATTCGGGTTAAATAATTTTGGCGCGTGCCAATACATCTCGTATTCCAGTTCGCGGAGCAGCGTGATCAGCGCCACTGATTTCTGCAGCCGGTCGTTCTCGACGTACAGGATCGGCTTGCAGCGCTTAAGTGTCTCCGCAGCACCGCGCAGAACATCAGCCTCCATGCCCTCGACGTCGACCTTGATGAAATGACACTTGTCGAGGTTGAAACTATCGAGTGTAGCGACCTTGACGTCATCGCCCAGCGTCAGCGTGCAGCCGCCAAAATCACCGATCTTCTCGTAATCCGTTTTTGCTACGCCGGCCGCGCCGAAGGCGGCGCCGAGCGCCATGTTTTTCGCCGTGACATTCTCGAGATCATTCTGCGCGATGTTCTCTTTCAGCAGTTCAAACATGCGCGACTGCGGCTCGAAGGCGTATAGATGCCCGGCCTTGCGCGCCAGAGGAACGACGGTGCGGCCCAGGTTGGCGCCGACATCGACGACGGTGTCGCCTTCCTCGAACAGCGAAAGCATCAATTCGGTCTGGATCTCTTCGATCTCGCCGTAGAGTTCTAGCGCTCTTGCATTGTAGGCATCTGTCTCCAGCAGCGTAAGTTTGCCGTGTTTGAAGTCGATCGTCTTTTTCATCAGAGCTTCCTGTAGTACGTGCCGGGAATAGAGATCGGGACGTTGTTGTGCGCGCTGCCGCTGCCGCTAGAACCAATGGTGCCGCTCGGTGTCCCGCCAGAGACACTAGTTGTGGTGGATGTATTGCCGCCGGATGTCACGGACGTGATGACCGTTCCGCCCGAACCAAGCACGGCGTTATTGGTAGTGAAATTGAAACCATGGCTATGGGCGCTCAGGGCATCGCCGGAAAAGGTATGTCCGTGCGCCGGCATTTCCGCCGTAGTCGTGACGTGCGTATTCTCGCCGATTACCGAAGCCGCCGTGAGTGCATCACCTACAATGGTTGGCGCACTACTCAAGCGCCCAGCACTGCTGTTGCCCATATTGTCGAGCCCAACCAGAAATGCGCCGCGGCGATCGGGTGTGTGGATGCGCTTATTGGCGGTCCAGTCTGATAGCGACGATCCTCCGCGCCCACCATCCACCGGACAAATTGCGTCGATAAAATTATTCCAGAGAAACTCGAACAATGGCTGGCATGCTGCTACGTTGCCGCCGGGCTCGTTTGCACCCGAGGAGGCCGAGCCAATGGTATTGCCATTGTCGCGTACCCAGCCGGTGCGCGTACCTTGCCGATCGAGCCACATGACGTCGCCGGTCTGGAAGATCGCGGTAGCGTCGACACCACCGGATGGCGCCGCGCCTGCGGAGGCGCCGAGAGCCAGAATTGTCTGCTGGTCGAAATAGGTGATCGCACCATCTGAGCTCGTGGCCCGCGCCCGGTAGGAGCCGTCGGCCAGCCAGAATTGCCGCATCATCCCGTAGGCGTCGGCCGGGATCGGCCAGGGATTGAGCACGGTCAATGCCGTGTCCTGATAGGAATTGACTGGCGTCGAGGTATTGGCTTGGTAGAGATATAAAAGCCACCCTACCGAAGGGATGCCGTTTAAATCCACACGCTGCGAGAGCGGAAGGCCAAAAATAGTGCCAGCCATTGTTCTCTACCTTGCTGCCGTGATGCTGTTAGCGGCCTGGCCGTGGAACCTGTTGCTGGTTCTCATCGGCCTGGGCATTCGATGGGCTCTCCACCGTCGAGCGTATGATCTGTTGCGGCGTCAACGTGGTGCCCAAAGTGCCGTTGATGGTGTTGGCCAGTTCACCAGAGGTGCGTTGGAACGCCGCCAGTCCAGCCGGCGTCGGCCGTGCGGCGACAGTCTGGTAGACGCGGGCCCAGCGCGCCAGAGAGGCAGCGGTGGATGGCGCGGCCAGAATGCGGGCCATGATATTGTTGCCAACCATGCCACCGATGGCGAGTGCCGGCGGAATGAGCGCCTTTGGACCCAACGTCGCCACTGCACCCAGGCCGCCGAAGATCGAGGCTATTGTCGTATAGAAGACCTGATGACCGGCGGTGCCGGATGTATTTGCGAGTTTCCCAGCCTGAACGAAACGCTCGCTTACATGCGCAATGTCGTCAAGGAATTGAATGACCTGGCCGGAGCCGACGCTGCCGAACAGCACCCGCTTTCCCGTATCGCTCAGCCTGGCATAGTCGTTGAGAAAGATGGCCGGGCTGAAGGCCCCCTTTCTATCGCGCCCTAGTGTTGCGATCGCGGTCGAGGCAACATCCTGCCACACTTCTGGCGGCACTGCCGCCCGGGCCGCAACCAGGCCAGCCTGATCAGCGCTGGACCCCGTACCCGCCATGCGCACGATAGCCTGATAGACGCCCTCGCTGGAGCGTGTGCTTGGCCCGACGACCTTGCGCAGTCCCTCCTTCAAGTCGGCAATGCCTGCTGCCATCTTGTTGGCGCGTTCGAAAGCGATTGCCGCGCGTGGTCCTCCGGCATTGATCACCGAGGTGCGCAGATCGTCCGACAGCGTGCCGTAGATCCGCCGCAGCTCACCTTCGGAGAAACCCTCCGGCAGAATGCCGGTGTCGAGCAGTTCACCTATATTCGTGCGTAGATCCTTGATGCCGCTGTAGGTCAGGCCGCCCGGTCTATTGACGGCCTCGCCGACCAGATCAGCGGCACGTCCTGCACCCGGCAAACCGGCGGCCGCGCGCCGCGCGGCGATATCGGCAACCGCAGCACCTGTGGCCTCAAGCGGCTGGGTACGGTTTGGATCAAGCAGACGTTCTACCGCGCCGTAGGCTTGCGATGTCTCACCGGCCACTCGCGGCTTGAACACCTTCTCGACGCCCTGCACAAAGCCTTGGCCGGCGAGCGCCGGATCTACCGCACCGCCTGCCAGATCCGCCGCACTGCTGACCTTACCGCCGAGCTGCTCGATCGACTGCGGGATTGCCTCCTGTAGGGGGCCGCCGCCTGGCACCTTGGCAATCGCCTGACCGGCAAAGCGGACCAGGGGACTTTCTGTGGCGATCGCCCGCGGCACCTCGGTGCCGAGCCGCTCGGCCGCCTGGATTGCTACAGGTGCCGCCTTGGAAACCATAATGTTGCCGGGGCCCATCATGGTGCCGGCCATGCGACCGGTAGCCGACAGCACACCTTCATCTGTCGCTGGCGTGCGGGCGTAGACCTTGCGCGTATTGTCGGCCGGATCAGTCAGTACGACGTGCTTGTTCTTATCGGTAAGTACGAATTGCCCGTTGGCATCCTTGTAGCCGACATTGCCCAGTTCATCCTCTGTGGCTGGGCCTAGAAAATTAGGCGCCTGCGCCGAAATAACCGGCGTTGTTCGCTGCCCGGCCGCTTGCTGCTGCGCCATGAAGCCGGGATAGATCTCCTGTACTGCCTTAGCTGCGCTCTGCAGGAAGCCTTCCGGCTGCGGGGTTCGTGATGCAGCAAACGCCGCCGCATCACGCGGGTCTATTCCCTGCGATTGCGGCTGTTGCTGCTCAAATGCAGCAAGGTCGGCCGGATCGATTGGCATTATTCGACCAATTTTCCGTTGATGACTCTGTAGGTTCGACCGCTCGGACCAGTGAAGGTTTCCGGCCTAACTCCGGCCGGTCCAGGCTTGGGCTGTTGCATGCGCCCCTCGATCGGTGGCGGCATTTGCACCCTGAACGGCTCGAGCTGACCGGCAGCGTTCGGGCTGGCCTTGATCACGCGGTCGAGATTGGAGTTATGCTGCTTGATTGTCTCTCTGCCGATCTTGTCGTTGATGTCGAGGATGCGGCGGATCGATGTCTCGTCCAGAGAGATGTCGCCGCCTTCCATCTTGTTCACGTACTCGCGGTCTTGATTGGTGATCGAGGTGCCGGAGCCGAAGGCCTTGACGCCTGCGGCTACCCGCTTGCCCATCAGCGCCATGAAAGTTTGCGTAGAGGTGATTTGCTCGGGCGCGATCGGATAGCCAATTTGCTCGGCGATCCGTGCCAATTTCAATCTCTGCTCAGCCCACGCACCGGCGAAGATACCGGATTTTGAATTGAGTTGATCGACCAGATCCTGCGTGACAGCAGCGCCCTGCGCCAGCACCTCGGCCTTCTCTTGACCCTTCTCCAGTCTGGACACGTTGGCCTTGCCGGCGGCCTCGGGCAGCACGCCCTGCTGCTTCAGGTCGTACTCCATCCTCTTCTCTTGCGCCTTGCCGAGTTGCTCGCGGATCAGTTTTGCCGTGTCGGAATATTGTGCGCCGGTACGCTCCATTGCTGCGGCAGCGGGCGCCATGTTGGCGATGCCCAATTGCGTTGCGGCGTATCCGGCACGGCGCGCAGCCGTCTCATAGGCCGCCGCATTGGCCTCGGTGAAGAACCCGGGCGAGCCCGGCTGCGCCAATGGTTGCTCCGGCATCGCCGGCGGTGCCGGCCTTGCTGCGGGCGTTTGCGGTGCCGGCTGCGCCTGCGCCACCTGGAAGCGCCCGGTGGGCGGTCCCGTATCAGGGGCTTGGCTAAATTGCGAGGGATAGCGCGTATCGCCAGGTGGTTCAGGTGCATACGAAGTCGATGGTTGCCCGTATTCAACCCCGGTGACTTCACCCAAATTGCCCGGCTGATCGGGACGTAGGCGCCGCTCATCGCCTGAATCTGTTTGATCCGTCGGCAGCGAAGACGTGCGGTTGATGCTCGGCGGCAATTGCGGCCGCGGCTGCTGTGGCTGCTGTGGCTGTCCGAGCGGCGAACCAAATATTGCCGGCCCCTGCGACTCAAGTCCCTTTATGGCCTGCTGCTGGATGTCGGCGGAGCGCAGAGCGGTTAGCGTCGGAATAGCGCCGGCACCTGAGGCGCGGGCGAGCTGCTCGGCGATCTGATTGTAGTCGATGTCGCCGCCCGGCGTGCGCGGCAGGCCACCCGAGAACAGGTTTTGCAACTGCTGTTTCTGCGCCTGATCCTGCCCGGCGAAATATCCGGTGAACGCCGTACCGTAATCCGGCACGTTGACACCGCGGGCGATGACCTCGTCGGGCAGAAGGTTGAGCGAGACAGGCATGGGTTACCCCTAGTATCCGGGTCCGTACGCGGGGCCCGTGTAACCAAATAAGTTTCCGATGCCAGCGCCTAGGTTATTGGCGCCAGCGCCAAGACCGCCAAGACCGCCAGAGCCACCCCCGCCGTATCCAAGCAGCCTGCTCCCGAGGCCGAGGAGGCTGTTGATTTCACCGGTCCTCGCCTGTGCCGCTCCGAGAGTGCCAGCCGCTTCCGCCGAACCAATCCCGGCCTGCGTGCCGTAGCCGAGCTTGGCCTGATCGGTGAGATTGCCAGACAGCGCTGTCCCTTCTCCGGTATAGGCACCACCCAATTGACCGGCAGTACCGAGCGAATAGGGGAGGAACGGCGCCAGTCGCTGGACGTAATTTCCATATTGCTGTTGGGCGAGGCCTGAGGCACGGTCCTCCAGCGCACTCAATACATTGCCGGAGTATTGTCCCCCGCCGGTGCCACTTTGACGCTCAGTTGCCTGCAGCGCTTGATCGCGGGCAAACTGATAACCGGGATCTGTCTGGAATAGCGCACGAGCTCGATCCTGCCCTGCCTGTCCGGCGGCTCCGGTGATGTCGGCGTAGGCCTGCGCACCACCCTGTCCGATGTTATAGCCCGGCTGGAAAACACCTTGCGCCTGTCCATAGCCAGACGTCAGTGCGTTTTGGCTCTGTGAGTACAGCGGATCGGCATAGGCCTGCGCATTCTGTAGTCCCTGGATCTTTTGCTGGGCCGCGGTCTGCGCCGCCGCTTGGCCACCGCCGAACAGTTCGTCAAATAATCCCATGGGTTACTCCGTTAGACTTGCGGCAAAGTTTTCCATCGCCGCCTGGTCGACCTCTCCCGCCGGCGCCACCACGATAGCCGAACCGTCGAGCGGCCACGGTGTGCGGCGGAACGACACCAGCCCGTAGCGCATGGTTTCAAAGGCGAACAGCGGATGATCGGCGCGATCGATCCACGCCTGCACCAAGGGGGTCAGGAAGTTATAGAGGCTCGTCGGCACCTCTGGCGCGAACGTGAACATTTGGCCTCCTAGAAATATGTACCGCCGTTTGATGTGGTGCCAGCTACGGTACCGGGAATAAAATTTGGACCGCCGCCAAACGTCATGATGTCGGCGGCATTATCAGAAGCATAGCGCTTGCCGGTGACGGTGTGCCCGGCAAGATTGAATGTCACGCCGCCAAGATTCAGCCTGCCGGCCTGTTGCACGAGGGCCACCGTATTGTAGGTGACGTTCGCCGAGAACGAGACGGTCGCGCCTTGGAAGGTTATGTAGCCGGTGTCCTGCGCCGCGAACAGATAGCCATTGCCGCCAGCGGGACTGTCGCTGACCGTAATCCCGCTCGCACCATTGATAATCTGGCCGCCCAGCCAGGAGCGCAACTGCAATCCACCGGCGGCGCAGGTGCCAAGGGAAACACCATTCAACAGATGCAAGATGGACCCGCTTTCAACGGAAACGAGCCCGGGCGCAACACTGTCCTGCAGCAGAAGATTTTCAATTTGCAGGATCGCACCGTCAAATAATGAAAGCGGCCGCGTCGAACTGTCTCCGGCCCATACCACGTTGCTGGGTGTTGTGGCATTGCCGGTAACGCGCACTGTGGCATTGCCGGCCATGCCAACCATTGGCCCGGGCAGATGCAGGCCGCCGCTGTGCGTACCGTCGGCCAATTGAACGAGCACTTGCGGCGCGGCTTGCGCGTACAGGTCGAATTGATCCTGTGCGACCCGGGTGATGGCAAAATTTATAGTCTGCAGGGCATTGCCGGCACCGGCGGCCAATCCATCGTTGGCATCATTCCCGCTGACCGGGTGGACGTAGAGCGTGATCGGTCCCGTATCGATCGTCGTCTTCCAGCGCGTCCGTCCCAATACGCGCCAGCCATCGTCTATGCTGCGTACGACAACTGACTGTCCAGGCCACAGGATAAAATCAAAATCGCCATTCTCGGCCGTCAGATGCTTTCCGCGCCCGCCAGCCTGGTACACGTCTGAATTAATTACGGTAATAAAAAAGCCGTCTCCTATGGCACTATTCGGAAACAACAATGGGTAGAAGGCATTGCCGGCGAGGACGATCACCGAGCCGGAATCGCTGGCTGAAATCGTATAGCTACCGGTTACTATATTCGGCGCGCCTCCGCGCACCGTATCGGAGAGCGACTTGATCCAGTTAAAAAAATCCTTGCTCGGCTTGCCGGTTTTTTCGTCGACGTAATTGGCGACGATGTCGGGCGGCGGCAGCAGCATCAGTAGTTCCTGATCTCGGCGCTCATCTTGCCGCCAGTCAATTCGACGTCGACAGGATCAAACACCTGCACGCGGAAACGTCGTCCCTGGTCCTTGGTCTGTCCGACACGATTGACCCGCACTGGAAACATCGACGTTGCCTGCCGTCCCAGTTTACGCTGGATCGGCGTCGACCAGTTCATGCCACCGTCATCGGTCCACGAGATATACACCCGAGGATCGGTCTGGATCGGATCCGTTCCGGTCGCCCGCCCTACTCCGCGCGCTACGTCGATCGTCACCTGCGACACCCGCAGACGATTGGGAAATGCCGTCACCGGCCCCGAGTAGATATCGAAGGGAATGTCCTGGCCGAGCTCGGTCTGCACCTGCTCGGTGATCTGCAGAATATTGGCCGAGGTCGTATCTCCGGCCAGCCACTTACCGAAGGCATTAACCGAAGCGTAGGCACGCCACGTCTGCTGCAAATAAGATTGTCGTTCGTGCCAGCGCAACCGATCGACATCAAAGGCCCATGTCGCTGTCGGCATGCGCAGCACGGCATAGGAATTGCCGTTGGCGACGTAGGGAAACATCTCGATATCGTCAGCCAGTCCGCCGCCGTCGACGAACGAAGAGATGGCGCGATCAACATCCGGCGTCGAGATCGCCGTCGGCGTATAGCCGTTCAGCGCATAGACCTTGCGATCGTCGCCGACAAAGATCAGTCCCTTGCCGAAGCCGGGCTCGTAGCCAGTGACGGCGTAGCGCCCGAGTAATCCTCTTGGGATCACCTTGACGCGCGTGAACGGGAACGCCGTCGGGTTGGCCGTATTCTGCCACGGCTCGATGGTGTGCGAGCCCATCAAATACAATTCGCCAAACGGGATGGCGCGCAGCAGGCCACCGGGATTGCCGAATACGCGGATAAAATCGAGCGGGTTGATCGCCGTGTCATTAATGGCTGATGCGATACAGGTGCCGTCGCCGCTGGTGAAGAAGAAATAGCCGTCGAGAAAGCACACCGAGTTAGGCGCACCGACATCGACGTCGGGATAGTTGATCACGCTCGGCGCCGTCGTCACTTGAAAGGCGCCGTTGTCGGGATCGACCAGCACCACGTCGGGCGGGCTCTTGTTATTGCGCGCCCAGAATATTTTCTTGGTACCACCGAGCGATCCGAGCAGCGTTTCGGTACCTGACGAAGTGTAGCTCGCCACCTTGCCGGCAGAGCCGGTGAACGCTGCATAGAGCAGCGAGCCGATGACGATACCGCCGCGCCAGCCTGTATAGGTCGAGAGTTTGAATGATGTCAGGCCTGGCGCCCTGCGCCACACGGTTTGCGAGCGCGCACCATTGACCAGATCCTCGGCGTAGCAATTGATCAGGCGTCCGGCCGAGTCATGTACGTTCTTTCCCGGTGCCGAAGTAACCGGGAAGGGGATCGCGGCCTCTGGCATGTCAGTACCGGCGCAGGCCTAGCTGCGCGGCGTAATCCTGCCCCATGCCAGGTCGCATCTGCGGCATTCCCACTCCCGGCGGTAGCCCTTGAGGCGGGCCACCATAGCCGGGCGGTGCCATCCCTAAGGCGCCCGGCGGGAGTTGCGGCGGCATCTGTGGTCTAGGTGGTGGCATCGGCACTGGCCCCGAGGGCTGCGGTGCGCCTGTCTGCGGCGGGAACATCTGCGGCGGATAGCCGGCGCCGTACTCGCCCATGCCTCTCATTGGTGAGAGCGCATTGAGCGCATCGCGCAGCGAGTTGCCACCGCCTAAGCCACCATAGTCAGCCATCAGAAGTACTCCGTTTTCTGCGTCTCATACGTCGGCCGCGCGTATGTCGCGAGCCGCAACTGATCGATCGCCACAGCCACAGGTGACGGCGAATTGGGCGGCGCCGGAACACCCGGAAGTCCGAACTCCAATGCCGCATCATCAGCCAATAGCGTCGTCAGCGGGCTGAACCATTCATCGGGGATAGCATCGATGGTGTTATCCATATCGATGATCTGCGCCGCCTCGAGCCATGCGATCAGCGGCTCAAAATGATCGTCCACCGCCTCGAAGTCCTCAGCGTCTGGCTGTTGCCCGGCCGCCAAAATGCCAAGGTTGGCGAGCGCCGCAGTGACGAGTTCGCGCCGGGTTCTAGTTGCCATGCGGCAAGATCACCTGGTCATGCGTCTGCGGCGGGAATTCCGCCTGCAATTGCTGCTGGCTTGGTTTTTCTTTTTCTGCTCTTTTTCTTGACCGGCGAGTAGCCGCTGTTTTTTTCGGCTTTGCTGTGATCCGTTTCCTCGGCGGGCTCGACTTGCGTTTCGATCTTGGCTTGCTCTTCGATTTTCGTTTCGGTTTCATGCTTTGCCTCCTCTACGGAAAAATACTGGTTGCCTCTCGCCTTGCGGATCATGTGTTCGTCGGTAACCTCGACCGCGACATTGAGCGGAAAAGTGATCCCATTCCAGGCAATGAAGGGCGGATCGTCGGCATTTTTGAAACCGATCCACATGATCTTCGTCATGGTGTCTCCTTCGAGTGATGGGCGGCGCCGAGTGCTGCTGGGGGCAGCCGCTGGTAATACGGGTTAAGGCCCGACACCGCCCACCGGTTCAGTATTAACTCAGATCACGTGTCGCTGACACTGGCAAAGAAGCCGGTGAACACGCCCCAGTCCTTCAGCAGAGCCGAGGTGTTCTTGGCAACCTTGCCGATGCCGTAGGCCATCTCGATGCCGACGCCACGGTTGAAGCCATAGTCGGTCTGATCGAGTTGGGTCGGGCGCGGCAACTGCCCGTAGAACTGGGCTACCGCCGATTGTCCACACAGCGCGGCAATATTGACCGCAATGCCGCCAGCGCCGGCCGTGGCAAAGTAGACTGGACGTCGGGTCAGCATCTCCGGCACTTGGCGGACGATTATCCCGTCGTACAAAATATCGCCGTCATTGAACAGCGGGTTTTCCTTGTAGCGGTTCTCGCGCGGACGCGAGTACAGGTTGGCGTTGAGGATGGTCTGATCGTTGGACAAATCCCTGAATTGGTTGGGATCACAGAAACAGATCCAATAATCGTAGCCATCATTGTCCTGGTATGGACGAATACGCGGCACCGCCAACATGGCGCGACGTTTCATCAGCCGCAGCGAGGCTGCGGTCAATTTGTCCGTCGTGTTGTCGACGTTGGCCAACGATGCGATGGTGGCACCGGTATTATTGCTGATCGACGCGCCGAACAGAACACGATCGACATTGGCAGTCAGCCACACGTCTCTTTGTCCGGTACCAGCCGTTGCAGTAGCTGTCTGCCAGTTGACACCGTTGACGCGCTGACCTGCTGCAGAACCCAAGCCAGCGGGGGCAATTTCGAGCGGGATCGAGAAGAACGAATCGACGATCTCGTTCTTGATCAGTTCCTTGCCCCAGTCTGTGAGAAGCGGCCGGGCGATATCGAAGATATCCGCACTGTCGCGGTGATCTTCCTGCCGATTTGTCTTCACGGCATTGCGCGCCCAGTCGATGTACATCCTGAAGCCGTAGTTGTCGATCGCCTCTTCGGCACCGGTCAGGGTGCCGTTGGCAATCGCCGTTGCGCGCAGCGAGTTGACGAGCGGGACGTTGACCTGCTCGCCACCGGATTTGAGGTCATTGAGCACGCGGATGACCGAGTTCATCGACGAGCCCATGTACGGCGAGAACATATTCTGCCGCACGAATTCGCGAGTTATCTCTTCGCGAAAGACGATGAGTTTATTGTTAGCCTGGACTTGAGTAAGCGCCATTGTTTAGTCCTCCGGCGCCGAGATCTCAGCGCCGCTTGGGTTGCATGGCATAGTTAAACAACGCCGCCTCCGAACCGTCTGTGTGCGTATTCGACACCTCAGATGTGCCGGTCGCCTTTGACAGCGAAGGTGGCAGTTTGACTACGGTGTTTTGCGGCTGACTTACGCCTGTGGCGATGCGCCGATGCGCCTCGACCGCCTGCGCCAGAAATTCAGGATCCTTGAGCAGTTCGTCTTTGGTCTTTTGCCGAAACGCGGGGATGTCCTGACCAACCTCACGCATAACTTCGTTCTGCGTGAACCAGCGCATGATCGCCTCGCCCGGGTTGGGCTGCGTCACGAAATGGTTGACGATCCGTTGGTCACCGCGTTGCGCCTGTACCAATAGAGCTTCGTAGGCCTTCTCGAACTTCTCGCCATGCCGCATGTGCGTCATTTCGAGGTTCATATTGAGACGGTCACTAGCCTGCTGCTGCTGGAATTCGCGCCGCAGCGTTTCCTGCACGTGCTTGGTGTAGCCGGCGGGATCGATGACGGGATCGGGTGCCGGCGGTGCCTGTGCCGGTGCTTGCGCCCGCTGCAGTTGTGCCACGTGCGCCTGCATACGGGCGTGTTCGGCCCGCATCCGCTCCAACTCGCCCTGGACCTGGCGCCTTTCCTCGTTGATCTCGCGGGCGCGCCACGATGGCAGGACTTCGTCTTCCACCTTGGCGGTTTCTGCGGTTTCTACGGGTGCAGTCGGTCCCTTGACGGCAAAACGCCCTGTTTCGGGATCACGCGTCCTTCCCTCTTTCGGAGGCTCGGGCGGTGCTTCCTGCGCTGGTGCTTCCGGTATTGCTTCCTTGGACTCGGCTTTTGCCTCTTCTTTGGGAGCAAACGCGCTCTTCAGCAGTTCGTTTTCGGTTTCTACTACGCTCTGCTCGACTTCTACCTGTTCTGGATCAGCCATAAGTATCTCCTGGTTGCGCCCATCTCGCTGGGTGCCGGCGCTTGTCCCGTGTCGTGGGTCTGACGCTGTCCCGTTTCGTGGGTCTGACGCGAAAATTATCTGCGCTTGCGCACGATGGTGCGGCGCACGAAGGCATTGAGCGGCACGTACTTGCCGAACTCTGGTGGCGGCGGCGGCGTCGGCGGCGGTCGCGCTATGACGTCGGCAACAGCGAACAACCCACCGACGCCGGCAAATGCAGCCGCGATCTGTAGCGGCGCGTCCAAAGTCACCATCATGCGGCCACTGACAGGATCGACAAACGAACGGCCCGCGCCGTCGGTGAGCGCCCGCATTGCCATTTAGTTGCTCTGTATGATTTCCCAGGTAGTGCCGTTGGCCGTCAACTCGGCCCACTTGCCAGCCGTAGCAGCAAGGATTGCCGTAGCGGCGGCACCGCCGATAAGCGGGATTACGTTGGCCGATGCAGAGACGACCGTGAAGGCCTGGATGGTTTTGATCTTGATGGTGCGGCCGTTATAAAGCGCTGCCGAGGGCAGCGTGACCGTACAGGTCGAGCCCTTGTTGACGATGATGAAATTCTCCAACAGGCCGACAGTGAAGTCCGCCGTTTTTGTCACCGCCTTCGCGGCGCCGGAGACAATCTGGATGGCGAGCGGCTGCGATTTGATCGTTGCGCCAGTGAAGACAGTTGTCTTGTTACCGGAAAGATTACCGGCGTTTATATTATCGCCCCTGCCAACCGTAAAATACCCGAGCCCACTATAGACCCCAGTCACATAGTAGAAAACATCGGTCGCGCCATCGAAGAGTTTGATGCCCAAGCCAGGAAACATGAGTTCGAGTGTCCGGTCATTGGCATAGACAGCGAAACCTGCGCCCTTGTAGTTCCAACTCAACGAAGGGACGTTGGTGGTCGTGAGGTCTTGCCCATAGGTATAGAATTGATGATTGCTGACAATCTCGGTGGCTGACTGCGCCACGCCGTTAAACCAGTTATCGGCAACGGTATAGATCTGGTTGCCCAACAATATTGGATAGTCGACATGCCAATTACCGCCGCTGTAGGCGATCGTTGGCAACGGACTGACCGCTAAAGTATTTTCCAGATTGTCCCGGGTAATGAGCGGTCGCGACCATGGCGCAGGACGGTAGCCCCAAGTCGGAGCCTTTCCCGGCTCTCTTGCGCGCAGAATGTCGCCGGAATTGAATTTGTTAGGGTAACTTGTAAATGGCGTAACGTCATACTCCCCCCTGCCGAGATCTGTCTCATTCTGTGATCTCACTCCGCGACGAATATTGATGGGACCAAACTGCGCATTCTCCCGCATAATCAACCTCCCATCCTCGCCCGACTCCACATCGACGATGACAGGATCAAAGCCGTTAATGTATTGCCCCAGTTGCGAGCCCTGAATGGTTACATTCGATGCCGTAGCGTCCAGCCAGATAAAGGGCCATGATTGCTGAATGTAGTACTTCGCTATGTTGTCGGACGGGTCAGGTGAAGCCCTCAAATCAAACAATGACGGATTGACGTTGAATTGTATTGCATTCAACGTAGACGGGTTCTTCCCACCAAAACCTTCACCGGCACGAATAAGCGTCATCGGTGCGTAGGCATTCTCGCTATGAGCGCCGTAGACCTGGATGCCGTTGCCCCAGAACGTGGTGACACGCTCGGCACAATAAACCCTCGGGACTACTTGCACCTCTGCTGAAAGATCGGTGCCAGTGACGGCATTGAATTGTGAAAAGAATTGATGACACCAGACCGGCAACATCTGGAAAGTGCCTACACCTGTGCCGGAGTTATATGCACTCAGAGTTAACGGAATGATGCCGAAGTGCGCGGTTTTTATTGCATATGAGTTGTAGACATTGCCGACAAAGACATCAGGGCTGACAACAGTAGCAATGAAACTGTAGAGAAAGTCATTGCCGTCCGCTGTTGCGGTGACGGGTTGAATGGATGTGAGATTGAAGCATGCCGACAGGCTGTTGTTATTCGACCAGTTGCCACCAAAGACACGGCAGCCACTGGAGAAGCCGTTGAATAGACAGACCGTGGCCTCGTTCGGATTGCAGTCATAGAACGAGTTGATGTAATTTTGTGTCCCAGCAATCCAGAACCCATAATAGACATTCCCGGTGAAGCATTTTACGAAAGTATTGCTGTCGCACAGCGTTCCGTTGCCATTGGCGGCGGTCTTGAACCCGGTATAAAGACCGTACACCTCGCAATTTTCGATCCACGCCCGCGACGATCCTCCTCCAGTGCCGGTCAGGCCAATGCCGACGCCGTTTGGATCCTGTTTGCCCCGCCAATCGAAGGATATGGATTGCCCTATGATCTTGAGATTGGCCACCGTCATGCCTTGCCCGGGGCCGACATAGAGCACTACGTCGTTCTTGAAGGTCGGGCGAATGAAGGTGCCGAAGTTATTCTGGTTACCCTGTCCAACCTCGCCGATCAGCGAAAGCGAGAATTGATAGTTGGCTGGATTGGATAGATTCTGTCTCAAGCCACCTGGCAGGCCTGGTGGAATATAGGGCGGGTCGAGGTAGAGCGGTGACGTAGTCTTGTATGTCCCACCCGGCATGTAGATCGATTGCTTGTTGTTGGCGCCGGCATAGTCGATCGCCGCCTGGATCGCCGCGGTGTCGTCGGCGATGCCGTCGCCAACGGCCCCGAAGTCCTTGACGTTCACCTGCTCGCCAAACCGAGTAGCCAGTGTCCTGGTCGTGGTCGAGCCTGTTGCGGTGACCAGGCCCTGCTCCAACAGCAAAGTTGGGATCGGGAATGCCGTAAAGTCAGGTGTCGGCATCTATCAGCCGAACTGGCGCGCGCCCGGCGGTACGCCGGGGAATGGCAGTACGCCCTGTCCTGCGAAATTGGACGGCACGTCGCCCGCGGGCGTGGCCACGCCAGGGACCGGACCATAACCGGGCGTCGGGCCTACGGGTACGCCCGGTCCCTGCGGGCTCGGCGCGGGCTGGGCAGCTGACGCGCCGGAGGCCTGTTGTACCGCACCGAAGGCATCGATCCCGAGCTGCGCCGCCTCGAGCTGTGCGTCGATACCCAACTTCTGCGTCTGCGCGACGTTCTTCACCGTCTCTGACTTTGTCTTATCGATCTTCGCTGCTTCTCCAGCCAGGGCTATTTGCTTGGCCTGTTGCTGCTGCGGATCCTGCGCCGCCGCCTCCATCTGCTTGAGAAGTTTCTGCTTCACACTGTTCTGCAGCGGCGCCAGCTCGATCAGCACATTGGGTGGGATCGATTGACCACCGCGCACCAACGCCAACAACGTATCGTAGGCATCCGCCATCATGTTGATGTTGTCCGGGCCCTCGTCGATGATGATGTCGACGTCGAGGCTCCCCAGGTAGTTGGCGATCGCCGGCTGTCCGTACTGGTCTGTCGTTAGTCCATTAACCTGGATGAACTGCGCGACGCCCTCATCGTCGGTGACCCTGATCCAGCGCTCGGCCTGCCAGTGTCGGGAGACGACATTCCATATTCCGCGATAGACCCGCATCTTCCAGGTACGATAGGCCAGGATATAGGGCCCGAGCTCGGCAATCCCCGCCTGCTGCAGCAAATTGATGGCGCGACCTGATGAGCCCTCGACGCCCTGTCCCAGCAATGCCGGGTTGGGTCCGAAGTTTTCGATCTCGGTCTTCGCCTCCTGCAGCATCTGCAATTGCCCGGCAAAATCCGCCTGCTGGTTTTCCGGCGCCACTTCCTTGCCGGGATTCTTTTCGATCAATCCATCCGGCCGCGCCCATTCGATACGCGCCTTCTCCACGTCATCGACCGCGCCCTTGTCCATGATCAAGCGACGTGAATTGAGAATGTGCAGCGCCTTGGACCGACGATGATTGATCTCGTCCTGCGGGCCCTTGAAGTTTCTCACAAACCCATAGCGGTCGCCGTCATGATCGACCGCGGCGGAAAACATGATGAACTTGGAGAAACTTTTCCCCCGTTCATCGATGTAGGGGCTGTGTCCCTGCATCAGGATCGTGTTGCCGACGTACAATGCCCAGCACCAATGCCCTTCATGGATGTACCAATGGTCCACCATGCGCAATTTCTTCGCCGTGGTGTTAACCCACATGATCTCGCGATCGGAATAGGATGTGAGGTCTGTGCCGCTCTCGCTCAGCCCGCCAATTTCATCCTTCTTGGCCGGCACCAATTCCTTCGCCTGCTCGGTATCGATCCACTTGGAGATGCCGAGAAAGCGCGCGTCGGTAAAGCCGTCGTCATACGAGCGCGGGTCGTAGAAAAACGTATCCGGGTAGACCAAATGCAAATCAATGTCAGGATCGCCGTGGTCTCCATAGGCTAGATCAATCTCGATCCCGCCCAAGCCATCGACCGCGGCCATTCGCGCGGCGCGTGCCGACTTGGAATTCCAATCGACATGATCCACCGCATAACGCAACACCGCGGTTGCCACCTCGGCGCCCTGCTCGGAATTCGGATTACGCGGATAGGCCTTGGGATCCTGTTTTAATCGCTCGACCAATCCCACAACCGCATCGACCTTGCGCACGATACGGTTGGATGTGATCACCGGCTGCCGTCTTCGTTTCAGCGCTTTGATTTCCTTGTCGGTCCATTGTGCCCCATGATAGTAGCGCCGCGCCTCCTTCGCCTCCTCGATCTCCGGGCGCTTGTTGCCGACGTAGTCATAGTACTGCCGCTTCAATTGCTCGACGGTGTAATAGCCTTCCTCATCCACTTGCGGCGTGTCGATCGGCGCGTTGGCCTGCGGGATATTTGAGTCAGCCATCGATTGACATACCTTTATGCACAGTGAATAATTGACCGAGCAGGCTATATTTATGGTCAAACGCTTCAGCGATAGCGGCGAGAGCTGGTGGCATGAGCCGCCTTATACGCCGGAGGAAGAAGATGAACTGGCGCACGCCATAAATGCGCCACCGGTTACTGTTGCGCGGGCTCCTTCACAGCCTGCACCAAAAGATAGCCATCGATCACCATCATTGCGGTGGAGGCGCTTGCGCTTGCAGGACGCTGCCCATGGTCGGCCCAGCCATCGAGCCAACTAGTGCAGGTAGAATGCCTTTCGATCGCAGGAATGCTGAAACCATATCCACCCACTCCTGGTCTGCCTTCTGGGCTATGGGCGCACCTACGGGCGATCGCGACATGAGGTAATCGTGGCGCAGTGGCGGATAACCCATCTTCTCATAAGCTTGTATGAGATCGGGATAGAACAATTCCTTCGGCACGGATGTACCCAAGCCGCCCACATACTGGCCAGGTAACGCCGTGTCGTAAGTGTTGTGCGCAGGATCAACCCGTGGTGCCTGCGGATCGAGCCGCGACACCGACAGACCAGTGTCTCCAGTCTTCACATCCAACAACCGTGGATCTGTAACGGCGAAGCGAGCCTCTGCCGCACTGGGTAGACCCATCTGCTGAAACTTTGCGGTGTCCACCGTCTTGGCGAACTTGTTGCGTGTACCGCCTGATGCTCCTGACAGGTAATCACGCAGCCCTTCCGAACCGAGTCCTGGCCAATCGCTGATGCTGCCGAAGTCACCACCACCGGCCCGCATCGCCATGTTGAACTCGCCTTTGCTGGCGTTCGATATCTTCGAGTAGGGCAGCATCTCGGCAAGCGTGTCGGCAACATGGTGCGAGAAATCGACAGCCCGCTCGCCCATCGCAGTGTACGGGAAGTAAACCGGGTCGCCGCTCTCCGCTAATGTCCCGGCCTTCTTCTCGAGGCCAGAGATCACGCCCTTGTTCGATGCCCAGATAGCGCCGCGCTCGGTATTGGCCGGCATGTAGCCGTGGCCACCCTGCAGCGCGACAGGGTCAGCAAACCTGTTGCCGCCAACTCCGGTTAGCTCCGCAGATGCCATCGACCTGTCACCGATCGCCGGCAATAGCCAACCGCCTTGCAGGTCAGCCGGGGTGATCTTCCGTTCCGCGACGGGAGCCGCCTCGATGCTTGCTTGCATCTCGGACACCGGTTTAGGAAGTTTGACTTGCGAGATACCGTGCCAGAGATTCTCTGCCCGACGTGGTCCGCCAACACCAATGATCGGCCCTGCACCCAACGCTGCCTGACCAGGCAACCCGAACGGCGTTGCCCCCATGGCCAACGTGACTGCACCGATCGACGCGCCGGGGTCGATCTCCTGCCGCCGCGAGGCCTCGATGTTGCGCCGCGCAACATCCTCGAGCGAGCCATAGGCACTGGTCAGGATGTTACCAAGGTTGACCGGCGTAACGCCTTCCTGCGCCAGCCGATCGTTGGGATCAGCCTGCGCCTGCAGGACTTCAGCCAGCGAAGGCAAGGTCCACCAGGCTCAGTCGGCCCAGTTTCGGCAGGCCGCCCTGGCCGAGCAATGCCTGCACGATCAACAAGAGCGCGATCAGCGCCACGATGACCCACAGGATTTTGATCACTTGGGCAGGCAGTGATAACCCGATCTCGCCCAGTACCCAGATGATCAAATACATGACTAGGGCGAGCAAACATAGGTAGATCAGCAAGGTAATGATGGTCGTAATCATGGTTCATTCACCTTCTGTGCCGTGTTCAGGTGCGCAAACCAAGCCTCTGCGCACCTATCGTTCACGTTACATATCCGCGAGTATGGTGATGTCGGGGATCGCGACCCCGGTATCGACATACGTCCCGATCCCGCCAGGACCGCCGATCGTGTCGTGCCCCCTGCGAGCGCGGTAGATCTTGCCGTCAATGGTGATCCCGTACTGGATCGTATCCACGGTCGTCCTGTTGTTCATGAAGAACTGGGCGACAAAGTCACCCGGCTTTGCGAGTGATGTGACTGCCATGTTATGCCGCCTTCTCTAACGGAGCCTTGGCATCGATGCTCGGGCCCTGGCTCCAGACTACGTCCTCGTCCTCGCCCGCGGGCTTGTCCTCGAGCGAATAGCCCTTCGACCACGTGCCGTCCGCCGTGGCGTAGGTCCAGAACGTGCCGCCACTGAGCACAACCAGGCGATCGTTGAGCTTGAACGCAGTCTCCACACCATCAGGCGCCGGCAGATCCTTGCCGTCGGGGCCCTTCTTCTTGTAGCCGGTTAGTTTCCACGGCGTGCCACGTGCATCGATCACCACCAGTTTGCCGCCCTGCACGATCACCGCGGCGATATCAGTCGGTCCTGCCATGCTCTCCTCCTGTGTTGTTGCCTTCGTAATGCTTGTGTTTATCGGCTAGCGATTTCCATTTGTGACCGCCCCATCCACCATCGATGAACTGCAGCACGGTAGCGATCGCAGCCTGAAGTTTTTTATCCCCTTCACCCGGCTGCGTCTCGATCAACTCAAGACAGCCTTCGAGAAACCGAATGGTCTGTCTTTGACCATTTCCATCGATCATAACTTCAAAGGCATCATCTCGCGGCATCACTTCACCACGCCAAACGCTACGGCGAGCCCGATCACCACGATCAGCCCCACCAGGATAATTGCCGTCACGGCAAAATTGTTCGTCGGATAACTCTGCTGCTCGAGTCGATCGGCCGCGGATTCCTCTTTCAGGCTATCGGCGATCGAACGCCCGGTAATCTCCCGGCCCCACTGCTCGAGCGCTTCGTTGCGCTCCGGTGGTCTGCGCACGTTGGGACGCTTAGCCATCGCGATCGATCTCGCCAACCTTGACCCACTTCGCCTCGTCGGTATCCCAGCGCCAGATCTCGTTCGCATCAGAGACGCCGTAGAGATCTCCCTGAACTACAAATGATGCGACAAAAAACATTATAGTTGATAGCCCCAGGCGTTGATCTGCGTTGCCGTATTGCCCGCGGCGCCTGGCACCGTGACGGTGATCGCCGTGCCCGTAGCACTCGCTGGCAGGCACATGGAAAAGTTTACGTTCAACTGGGTAGACAGCACGGTCGCACCGGCCGGCATTACGTACTGGAACGTCATGGTCACACCAGGTGCAAGGCTCGCTACCGTTACGGATATGGCGGTCAATGCCGTCGCGCCCAGCCCTGAAACCGCTAAACCGCAGATGTACGTGGTCTTGTTGGCAACGCCGGCCAGCGCCACGTTCTGTGTCGTGGTATCGGCACCAGTAAACACCGCAGCCACCGGCACACCAGCGACATTGCCGGCAATGGGATCACGCGGTACCTGCTGGGCGTAGCCGGGCGAACACGCGAGCAGAAACACTGCCAGCCATAGGCGTCTCATTGTAAAACCTTTCAGTAAGGTGCGTTCGAGCATTCCTCGAAGGCCTTGTCGACATCGTCGCCGAACCCACCGCCACCACAGATGTGTGGATAATCGTGGGCTTTTGTGGTGTCGGCGCGCCACTCGCGCCTAAGCCGATCGAAGCGTTCCTGTGGATTGAAACTTGGTTGTCTCTGAGTGTCGATACTCGAGGAACTCGAGGAGCTCTTCTCCAGTGAGGTATCGGACCTCGTGTCTGGTTCCAAAGACACGGTCAAGGATGACCTTGGCTGCCGCGGGGAGACGTCGAGCCTGATCTTCCTCGGCTTGCTTATCTGCTTTTCGTTGCGCGGCAAAAGAGCGACGCACCTCGAGCTCATGCGATCGATCCTTGCAATACTTGCAGCGACATCGGCTGCCGTGAACGTCTCGCCGCTCGATGGCGCAGATCTCTTCATCGGTCCACTCCGGTATGGGGGAAAACCCAAAGCACCGCGGCTTCTCCAAATTCTGCCGGTTCAATAAACCTTCCACGACTCCTGCTCCAACTCCGCGGACTTGTAGCCGCTCTTGATCGTCACCTTCTCCGGCTTGCCGGGCGCGCGACCAGGGATCATGCGATCGATCAACTGGCCAACGAGGCCGAGCGCATCAACCTGATCGTCATGCTTGCCGGCCGGGAACGATAGGAGCTCGGCGCGGAAGTCAGCGTACCACTGGGCGTGCGTGGGTACATAGAGCCCATCGTTCGCCATGCGCCCGCGGATGCTCTGGCACCTCACCGCCTTGTCGCCCTTGGTGGCAAAGCGCTCGCGGTTCACGTAGGCCTTGTTGCGTCGTGATTGCTCTTCGATGTAGGGACCAAGCGCAGATGTGATCTGTCCGCTCTCCTCGGCCCAATCCAGAGGGCGCCACTCTCGTACCAGGCGACACCACTCGCGTACCCAAACATCAGGACTAGACTGGCCGCGCCATAGATCGAGCAGGTAAGTACGGCCATCGACGTCGATGCCAATGACAACATGGCATGTGTAGTCTCCTCCATCATCGGTGACGGCATAGTCTGACCCTCCGTAGACCGACAGCGTCTCTAGAGCTGGATGGGTCGTGTAGGGGCGCAGCCATTCGGCTTTGAATTGATTGCCTTCTTCAGGCGTCGGGTTCTGCTGGAACAGCGCACTCCAATTGCGCGCGGTCTGCGTCTTCTGCTCGTGGCGCAGGAAGTTTCCGTAGCCGTAGGCATCGTCCCACAGCACCTCGCCGGCCTCGCGGCCGAGAGCATCGTCTTCCTGTGCAACCGCCGGCAGCGACAATACCTCCCACGAATCTCCACCTTTAGCCATGTCGACCAGCAGCCGGCCGGCCAAATCATCCTCGTTCCACCGCGTCTGGATCAGCACAATACGCCCGCCTGGTTTCAGGCGTGTGCTCAAGTCTGACTTGTACCAGTCCCACGTTTTCTCGCGAACCAGAGCGCTATCAGCGTCTTCGCGTGATCGTACAGGATCATCAATGATAGCGAGATCAGCGCGAAAGCCAGCGATACCAACGCCGACGCCAGCCGCGTAGTACTCACCGGATGAGGTAAGCGCCCAACGGCCTGCAGCCGCATTATCAGGTGAGATTGCCAGGTCGAGCGTAGGCCCATGTTCCTCAATCAGGTTGCGAACGCGCCGGCCCCATTTCTCCGCGAGCTCGGTGGTGTGCGAGGCGGCTAGGATGCTATGCGTCGGGTGTCGAGCCAAGTACCAAGCAGGAAACAACACACTACCGTACGTAGACTTTGCCGAGCCGGGCGGCATGAAGACTGCGAGGCGCTGGATCGAGCCACGTGAAACATCAATCAACCTGGCCATCAATAGACGATGGTGCGGCGCCGGCTCAAACTGATTCAGGCGTGCCCAATTGCTGAAGCCGTACAGGATCCTCCTGCGCTTCTTCGCCATCAAAGCCGCGTTCCAGACCAGCGGCGATAATCTGTTCAAGTTCAGCATTACTCAAACGATCAAGTTTAATGTTCGTGACCGTCGCATGCATCTCGCGTGGCATGTGGCTCGACACCACACGCAGGAAGACGTCAGGATACAACATGGCGACGGTTTCCAGCACCGCCTGTCCCTTGGCCTGCCATGCTTGGTAGAGATCAGTAAAATACTCGCTCGTTAGGTTTGCGCGCGCATCATCATTGATCATTCTCTGCACACGCTTAACACGCGGCGCGATCACCACTGGTGCTGTGACAAACTCTCTTAATCTCGGCATTACATAACACCTACACTAATACCAGTGTATGGTACGCTACCGGTACACTAACACCACCCTATTAGCGTACCTTTGATTTAAATCAAATTACTCTTGGTCATAGCCGCGTTTTGCCATGACCTTAGCACTGACCGCACCGCGCTTGAATGCCGATTGCATCTTGGCGCTTGGTTTCTTGCGGGCTGGGAGTTTACCGCCCTCGTCGGCGTCGGCAAATTCCTTGCCTACCTTCTTGGAAATACCGAGCGTGGACTTGCCCGCGGCAGCCGCGAACATGGCCGCTCTTTGGGCTTGGGATACACTCGGCATGCTAACCTCCATTTAAATCGCTGTAGGGTGGCTCCGCGTGCCTCTTTCGGCTGTCCTTATTGACGTGGAGCATCACGAGATGGACAGCCGCATCGCGCGCGCGAGATAGATTGGCCATATCGCTGATCACACCGCGCGGATATTCAACGCGCCACATTCCCGGCCACTGGCTGTCAGGGAGGATCTTCGCTCCGGTATTGCGCGTGCCAAGCATGAGCTTGTCGCCACGCCACTCGAATTCCTTAAAGCCCCGCATGTTTTGACCAAATCCCTATAGAAAACGGCGACCGAGGGAGGCAAGATCCGCGGCCGCCGAAGTTCAGTACCACAAACACACGCAAGGGGGGTTAACTCTTGCGCGTGCCAAACCTAGACGCTCGAGCGGACCTGTCAACGGCTGGTAGGAACTTGTTCACGCAAACCCCCAGACCTTGGCCATCGTCTCCAAGGTTTCCCTAAAGCGCAGCCCGATGTATTTGCGCGATCGGCCGCGGTGTTGCGCAGCCAGCTCGAGCGGCACGCGATCGCCCAGAATGTCACGCACCAGGCGATTGCCCTCATAGCCGAGCGTCACCGTCACGGTGCGCAATTCCTCCATGGCCTTGTGCTGTTTCTCCGTGTAGGGCGAGCGCACAGGGCCCTTGCCGTCGACCGGCTCGCGTGTCGGATCTATCGCCCGCACGGCACCAATCTGAGCGTCCTCCCAGTATCGCTGCCACTCTCGACCAGCCGCGTATTGCGCCAGATCGATCGACCCTCGAGCCAGCATGCCGGCCAGCGGATCGTCCCTGGTGGCGCGCAGGACAGTGATCGTCTCGCCGATCTCCGAGTAGGGATCGGCAACAACCGCGGCAACGGTGCCCTGTGCCTGTATGGCCGTAATCTCAGCACGGCGATCATGCACTTTCTCGCTCTGGGGTTTTTTCATGGTTCATGATTGCCCGTCCGATGATTTCGGGGATTTGCGGAATCACCGCATTGCCTAGCGACCTAAGTCGCGACGCAAGACTGGTGATTTTGCTGGATACATCATGCGCGGCGTTTATCGGGCGTTAGTGCCGCGCGGCGGCGAGGGCGGCAATACGGGCGGCCTCTATCAATAACGATGGCCTAACCGCATCGCAGAGCCTCCGGCATTGCGTTTCCCAAGCAAAAAGAATCCGGTCTATCTCTGCTTGGCTTGGCATGTCTATCTGTGCTTGGATTGGTTCCGGCATTTCCTAGTCCTTGATGCTTTGCATTATCGCCCGTCCGATGATTTCAGGGATCTGGGGGACGACCGCGTTCCCCAATGCTCTAAGGCGGTCCACGCGATTTTTAACTCCTACGGCAACCCGTGGGACACCTAGCCACTCACCGCTCCGCCAGTCCGCTCGTCCACAAGCCGCCAAGAATGCCCTTTCTGCTTCTTCGTCAGATAGGGACTGCCATGCCTCTTGCGTCGTGTGTTGTGGGTTGCGCACAACCCCAAGCGCTGTGCAGGCTTCCCGCATACGCTGCAGGAAACAGGATGCCGCCGCCAAGGCATCTTGTCCTCGGCCCAATGCAAGCGTGTGTGACAAGTTGGGCAAAGCGTCTGCAAGTTCTCTGGCGAGTTGTTTGTCCGGTTGCGGTCCTTGTGATGCAGACCGAGCCGAGATTGAGAACCACATATTTCGCAAGCTATTTTCTGGTTCTGCAGCCGTACTTGGCACGGTATCCATTCCGTCACGCCCATTTAAGTCTCCGTGTAATCCCTTGAAAATCCCATCAGAAATTCTACGAACGTCGGGTTCAGCGAACCACTCTGACCGCGGCTCGCTAAGCAATCCTGCAAATTCCAGCGTTTTTCGTCCTCGTAGCGATGTGCTTGACCAGACCGGTTGTGACTGTCGCGAGCTTGTGGCGTCGGCCATATCACCTGTTCCGCCAAACTCACTGAATGCCCACCTGTCATTCGTTTCTCCGGCGACTGCTGACCCCTCGGATCGCCATCCCGCGCTTGTGGCGTGCGCCACGATCCACAATCTGTCTCGTCGGTGAGGCGCACCAACGGCGGAAGCAGGTATGCAGTGCCATTCCGTGTCAAACCCGAGCGCGGCCAAGTCTCCGAGAACAACGCCAAGTCCCCGTCCAAGCATAGCTGCGACGTTTTCCACGATGACGTATCTGGGTCGTACTTCGCCAATAATTCTGGCGTATTCCTTCCATAGGCCGCTGCGCTCGCCCGCAATGCCTGCGCCCTTTCCGGCGACGCTGATGTCCTGACAGGGGAAGCCGCCGCAGATAAGGTCCACTCTGGTTTGACCGCATCCGCTAAATCGTGCGGATAATAGTGGCCGTCCGCGAACAGATTGTTCTTGCCTCGACCTCCCGTTGCATCGTGCCGCTGCGGTGTCGGCCACATCTGCCGCCGCGCCATCGTCTCCAAACTCAGCCGCACCGGCCCCACACGACCCATCCCGCCGCCCTGATTGCTCCCGTAAGACACCGCCGATGGTGTCGGCAATAACTTCGCCGGTGAGCTCTCGTACATCTCCGAAAACAGGGACATCTGGCCAGTGCTTTCGCAATACGCGCTGGCAATAGGGATCAATCTCGCAGAAGGCGACGGTGCGCATTCCGGCTCGTTCGAGGCCAAGGGAAAATCCTCCTATGCCGCTGAATAGGTCAAGGACGTTCACGGCGCGTATCCCCAGACAACTGCCGCGCCTTCGGGTCAGTGCGATCGAGCCAGGCACGCCCGGCGGCCTTCAGCCGTTCAGAGGGCACTCGATTTTTCCATTCCTCGGTCAGGCGCAATTGCTCGGCCACACGCTGTTCGTAAGTGGACGACCGATGAACGATTGCTGCTCGCGCATCGAGCGCCTCGCGCACCTCTGCCACGTTGGGCAGAAACTTCTGCCTGCTCGGCAAGCCGGTACGTGGATCGGTCACGTATTCGACCACTGCCTCCGAATATTCTCCCATCACGGCAGCAATCGCTGCGCTGTATATCTCTGGGTTATGCGTCTCGTCTTTTCGATAACACGACAACATCAGTTCGGCTCGGCGCAGGCAAAACGCTGCCGGGCCGCGGCCCGAATGCGAACTCTCCCCGTTCGGCTTTTTCTGCAAGTCTTGCTGCCGCGCGGGAAGCGCTGAGGCTATCGTCTTGAAGTGCTCGCGGTCGTCCTGGTCCATGTCCGTTTCCTTTGCTCAACCGTTCAGCATCGCGGCGCAGCCAGCCTTCGAAGGCCTGCGTCCAGTTTTTCTTTCTGCCTTTGGGATTTTCAGAGTTCTCACTGGCCCAGGACTTCATCGTCTCGGCAGCGTCTTTCACTTGCTGCGTCGTAAGTCCTCTTTCTAGGCCGTAGGAAACCAAGGCATCGGTGGGCTGCCAGTCTCCGGGGAGCGCGCATTTTTGCGCGCGTTTGCCTCTCTCTCTCTGTCTCTCCTCTGTCTCTGTCTCTGTCTCTGTCTTAGAGGGAGCATTTGCTTGCACGGTGCTAGCATCTGCTAGCACTTTTTCTAAAAAGCCGCATTTTATCAATGACTTTAAATCGACACGCCAGTCTATGTGACACACATTCTTGATCAATACGGGGTCATCTGGCACACATCCCTCATACATCGCCCCGACAAGCATGCAGCATACCATGGACAACCGGCCAGCATCGGTCTGGCAAATCCAGTCTGGACTATGCAGGAGACGGGCGTGGAGCTTGATCCAAGGCGGGTTGCGTTTCTTGTAGTGCTGGAATTGATGCCAATTTTTAATACGAAGAAATTTGGTCATCTAGAGCCCCCTTCAAGGGCTGGAGGGAAAGGTGCCGGTAAGCCCGTGAAGGTCGGGCAACGGTAGCAAGCCGCTGTCCCGGCGCGACGGTCTAGCCGCCGAAGGGCCAGACTAGAACCTGTTCCTTTGGTTTGTCACCAGCAAAACGTGGGTTTTCATGGTTTTGCACAGGCCCACGCCGTGCATGATCGTAGGCCTCGCGCACCCACAGGGTCAGCGGATCCTGCGGCGTAAGGATCGCGACTAGCTCGCGCCGCAGCCACTCGTAGCGCGTCGCCGCGTGCAGCATCGTGGTGTGGTCGCGGCCGCCAAAGGCACGCCCGATCGTCGGGAAAGACAACGTCGTGACCGTCTTGCACAGCATGACCGCGACGTGGCGCGGGACCATGATGTCCCAAGAGCGCCGATCCGAACGCAGGTCCATCACCGTGACGCGCCACCGCTGCGCCACCGCCGCCAGGATGTCGGCGCACGAGGCGTTCTCGGCCGGGCGCCAACCGTGCCCCGCGGGACGGGGCGGGCCGTACTGCTCCAATGGACCGATGAAATCCGCCGGCGGCCATGGCGGGATGTGATGTGCCACAGGCCGGAATTTGATGATGCGGGCTGGGTCCGGCGGCTTGATCTGGCGCGAGAGCTTCCGGCGCTCCTGCACTAGCGCGGCGAGGAGCCTTACCTCAAGTGCAGTCGTGCAGACGATCGTGTCGTCCAGCATCGTAAACCCCCATTCGATTGTGTCACGGACCTGACACTGTGTCAGAACACTTTTTGTATATCCGTCTTACCTATCGGGCTGGCGATCCGAAGATGTGCTCCACGCTGGACAGAATGTGTCTCGCCGCGGCCTTGCTTGGCCCGGTGCGCGGCCCATCCACCTCCCAGCGTGAGATCGTGGCCTGATTGACTCCCATACGCGCGGCGAACTGTGCCTGCGTCTCGCCCAGCCTCGCACGCGCCTTCCTAAGGGCAGTAGCAAGGCCTTTGTCGACCTTCGCCATATTGGTGCTCCTGTTACGCTCTATGCGCTAAGCATATATTTTTGTGAAATCATCGTCAATACGCTTGACGTGTGATTATGCGGGGCGCATATTGCGACATGAACAACGAGAGGCAAAAATGACCATCCGCAGCCAAGACGATTACGAACTGGCCTACCACATCCGCGAGGCATGGGGCCTGATCCGCAACGGCGCATCGCTGGACGAGATCGCGCAGGGGCTCGACCTGATCTCATCGATCCTCAAAGAACTGCAGCGCCGCGAGACATCCGCGAACCTGCCCGCGGGCGTTGTCGCCGTCCGCATGGACAATCCCGCGAACCTTTACGCAACGCTGAAAGAGCTGCTGGGAGACTGACATGAAAATCAAAACCGAGTTTCATCCTACGCCGCGTGGCGGCGAGTGGACCGCGGTCGATGAGGACACCTATGACGGTGCCGCCGAGTTT